CCGTCTTCTCATAGATGGTGAGCGCAGGAGCGCTCGAAACAGCATGGAGGCTGAAGTGACCGAACGACGAATCAAAGAAGTCATCGTGACCAACGCGGTGCAGATCGGTGCGTCCCATCGCGCCAACAAGATCGCCCTGGACACGGGCGCCAACGACGATCACACGCGCTACGAGTGGTTCCCTACCCGACGCTGCCCGGTGACCGACCTCGCCAAGAAGCCCGCCAACTGGCCCGGCCGGAAGGCCAAGAGCTGCACGGTGACCATCCCCGCATGGCTCTGGGCGAAGCTTCACCCCGGCTTCAAGAGCCGGGCGGTTCACACGATCGTCTACGAGGAGGACCAGCCCCGCGCCCCGAAGGTGGACGACGGCACCGACACCTCGTTCGCCGCCCGCCGCAAGAAGGCGCTCAGCGCGGAGACCGTCACCAAGACGCACGCCGCCACGGACCCGGTCTTCAAGAGCCTGCGAGACGGCCAGCCCAGGGTGAAGCTCATGACTCTCCGCGAACTGGAGACGAGCTACACCCGGCAGCGCCGGACCAAGGTGGTCGCCGTGCGCTGCTGTGTGTGCTCGCGGGACCTGATCGACAACGTCAGCATCGAGGCGGGGATGGGGCCGACCTGCCGCAAGAAGTACGGCGACAAGCTCGACCGCGCCAAGGCCGAGCGAGCCCGGAAGCTGATCTGGGTGGCGGCGATCACGACCGATCCCGCGACCTTCCGTTCCTGCATCGCGAAGCTCAATCAGATCGGCGCCCACAAGGTGGCGGACCGGCTCGCCGCGAACATCGCGGAGGTGAAGGTCAGCTACGTGGGCGACACGATCCACATCGAGACGCCGCGGTACAACCCGGATCTCGTCAGCGCGGTCAAGCGCATGCCGCAGCGGGCATTCGCGAAGTTCGACATCACGACCGGCGAGCGCCTCCCGCGCGACACCAAGAAGAAGGGGCGCGCCGTGTGGATGGTGCCGCAGCGCGACGAGACGGCGCTGTGGGAGGCACTCATTGGCGCCATCGGCGGCAAGTTCGCGCAGGACGTGACCGGCTTGTTCACGATCCCCTCGATCAAGGAAGAGGAGGTGGCCTGATGGACCGCACCGCACTGCACACCAGCGTTCAGCGGATCCTTCAGAGCATGACCGGCGACTTCCCCACCGAGCACGACATCGAGACCGCGGCGGAGACCTTCCGGACCGAGATCGAAGATGCGGAGGAGTACGACGGACCGGTCATCGCGGTCCTCTCCTGCGGCTACGTGCAGATCTGGCAGGACGGAGAGGTGACCGGGCCCTTTGACAGCAGCTTCCGAGTCGACTCTGACGGCCGCGTGGAGGACTGAGCGATGCCTTCGATGACCCCGATGACGTATGAAAAGCACGAGATCACCCGCCAGCTGTCCCGGGCCGCTGCCGCAGGGATGCGCTGGAGGATCCGACTGGAGTACATCGGCTGGAACCCCGAGACGAAGTCCAAGAGGAGCATGAAGTTTTGGAAGCTCCAGGCGACGGGGCAGGGCGAGGTGATGGTCGCCTGGGGCAAGATCGGGAGCAATGGGCAGTCGAAGCCGACCTACCACGGCGACGCGATGGGGCGCATGAGGAAGAAGCTCGATGAGGGCTACTCGATCGTGAAGCTCGACTACGTCGAGCAGGGCCTGGAGTTTGGCGTGGAGGTCCCCGAGTCGGAGAAGACGGAATTCAGCCAGTCCGACGGGGCCTTCGCACAGCGACGGGAGGCTGCACTGGAGGCGTTGAAGTAATGCCCGCGATCACCACGCTCAAGGACTACCTCCGGCTGATGACCCAGATGCGGATGCAGGGTTGGACCCACCCCGAAGGCCACACCTACCACGGGATCGAGGACTACGTGCTCGACCGCGGTGTCGCCTTTGCCGCCGCAGCGCTCACCCCCGACGAGATGGGCGTCGTGTCCCGCGCGGCACAGAACACGATGGAGATGGCGGACTGTCAGTTTCGTCCCAAGGAGTGCTTCGGCAACGCCCAGCTGCTTGAACTCGGGGACGAGACCGGGACCCTCCAGTACCACGAAGGCTACGGACGGTACTACGTCGACTGCCTCCACGGCTGGGTCACGATCAACTCGAAGGTCGTGGACCTCACGTGGCGCCGGGACCCGGAAGTGGGCCATCGGTTCATGTCGGACCCCCTGGAGAACCGGATCATCGGGGACTTCCCCGAAGGCATGGAGTACATCGGGGTCCGGATCCCACCGGACGTCTTCCTCGACAAGCTCTGCTGCTCGATCCTCGATGACCCACGCGACAACTACCCGCTGCTTCGGACCGAGCGCATCAACGCGCCGCCGCCTCCGCTGCCCTTTGACCTCCGACGTCAACTCGGGTAGGGATTCGCGACAGAACAGGCACAAGGAGACCCGCATGCCCGACCCCACCCAAGGCGCCTACCTCAAGACCGTGTCCATCCACATCGGCATCCCGAAGCTGGGTAGGGGACCGTCAAGCCCGCGGGCGTGGCACGCGCTCCAGCGGAACGCGGTCGGCCGGATGATGGAGGCCGGAGGCTTCGCGGAGACCAGCTACACCTTCCACGGGAAGGGAGATGGCGCCACGATCACCTACGCGACTCCGCGCAAGGACGTCCCCTACGGTCACATCCCTGAGCCCGTGCAGGCCTACCTCAAGGAGATCACGGTCGATCTCAGCGACGTGCTCGACAAGATCTTCGGCGCGGTCGGAGTGGCCCTCGGACTCCTCGGGAAGGCGCTGCCGGGCAACGCCGGGCCCGCACTCGCCGCCATCGCCCAGGGCGCTGGTGTGGTCGAGGGCATCACCGACGAAGTCCTCGGGGACTGATCTTCAATCGAAACGCATGGAGGCGTCGACATGGACAACCCAGGATCCCTGTGCCTGACCGTCACCCGCGATGAGCGGGTGGTGCTCACGGACACCACGGAGAGCCCACCTCGGCGGTTGGCGATCATCGAGATCCCACAGGAGGCCGCGGCGAACCGTGTGTCCATCCGGATCACCGCGCCGAAGACCACGCGCATCGATCGAGAATCACGCACGTGAAGCCGCCCCCGCCCCCTCCGAAGAAGAAGCAGAAGACTCCGCCTCCGCCCCCACCGAGTCGGGGGAGAAGGCAAGCCGCCGCCGTCCTCGGATCAGCGGCAGGCGAGAGCCTACTGGAGGCCGGGAAGCGCCGGATGGGACTGAAGGTTCCGCCTCCTCCCGCGCCACCGCGTCGAGCCGTGAAGGCTCCGCCGAAGCCACCGCGCAAGCCCGCTCCCAAGCCGAAGCCTCGCCGTGCGAAGCTGAAGCCGAAGGTTGAGCGACGACCAACATCCCCACCAGACCGGAAGCCTGAGCCACAGGCGACGATCGAAGCGATCACCGAGGACCCCTGGCCCAGCGCCTGCTGCGTCTGGTGCAAGCGCCCGATCACGGACGAGCACGGCAACGCCAGTCCGGGGTATAAGGGCTGGCCGAAGCCGCAGGCGATCCCCTCCTTCTGGAGATCACAGACCGGCGCCCTGTTCCAGGGCTTCGCGTGCAAGGTCCCTTGCAAGCGGAATTGGGAAGGCGGCTGGGGGACGGCGTACAGGGGCACCCCAGCTGGTGAGCGCTGCGAGCGCAACTGGAAGAAGCCCGCCAAGCGGGTGAAGGAGACCGAAGTTGCTTACCCTCAATTTGACGAAGCCTATCGCAAAAGATCGTTCACCTGAACTGATCGAGGCATCGAAGCTCCTCCAAGAGCGCCTCACAGCGAAGGGCTGGGATCTGGTGATCGACGGGATCCCCGGCAAGAAGACCAAGGCCGCGCTCATTCAGTTCCAGGCCGCGAACGGGCTCACCCCGGATGCCGTCTGCGGACCGAAGACGTGGGAGAAGCTCCTCACCGTCAAGTACAAGGGCGGCGCTGAGTTCCAGTCCCGCCACGCCTCCGCGATGGGCCTCGGCGTGAGGCAGATGCTCGCCGGGATCGAGGCCGCGGCCGGGAACGTGGCCGATCCCCGCGCGGTCGCCGCCGTGCGCCTCGCTGTGACCGACTGGTACGGGGTCGAGGAGGTGCCGGACGGGTCGAACACTGGACCGGAACTCGCGGCGCTGGTCGAGGGCTACAACGAGTACTGGAAGATCACCGACGGGAAGATGCGTCCCTGGTGCGCGATCGCCGTCAGCCAGTGGATCCGGCTGAGCCTGGACGTGGTCTGGTCCGACACTCCGATGGAGCACTGGTTCGGTGGGGTGGCGCAGTACGAAGCCTGGGCGAATGAGAGGGGGGTCTTCCTGCCCACCGGCAAGGACCGCCGAGTCGAGCCGGGCGAGATCTTCACGATGGGACGCGGAGGCTCCGGCAGCGACCCCTCCCAGACGGTGAAGGCCGGGCACTGCGGGCTGGTGCTGTGGGATCACGGCGACGGACGCGTCGAGACCATCGAGGGCAACACCAGCAACGAGGTGTTGCGGAACACCCGAAAGAAGAGCGAGCTGCGGGGCTTCATCCCCTGGTGGCGGGCCTGAAGGACAACATGGATCTGAAGCAAGCACTCGACCGCGCTGGCAAGTTCACCGCCAAGCGCTCCGCCGACGCGGCCCACCAAGCCGTCATCGTGAAGGACGGGAAGATCTCGGCCACCAACGGGATCAGCGGAATCCTGATCCCCTTCCCCGCGCTCAAGGGGATGAGCTTCGCGGTGGACTGCGCACACTTCCGCGCCCAGGTCTCCGCGATCGGAGCGGACCCCAAGATCGCGGTCAAGGGGAAGCGGGTGGAGATCAGGGGGAAGCGAGGCAAGTTCACCATCGCGCAGCTGCCTGAGCAGCGCTGGCCCAAGCGCCCCGCGATCCCCAAGAAGGGCTTCGTGGAGGTGTCGGCCGAGACCGTGAGCGCGCTTGACCTCCTCTGTGCCTTCCCCGACTCCGACTCCCAGGGCAACTTCCAGACCCAGGGGATCCGCCTCACAGAGCACTGGTGCGCGGCGGGGTCGAGCACGCACGGTGCGATCCTCTGGGCGGCTGGGCTGATCAGCACCGCGCCCGTGACTGTCTCCCCCGCGGTCTTCGTGGATCTGAGCGGGGCGATCGAGATGGCGGTCACCTCGAAGCACCTCTGGGTGATCAACGAGGACGGGGAGACCCGGTGGACGACCCCGTTCACCGGAGACTGGCCCGACGCCTTTGCGTCCCTCGTCGCCAACCACCGAGCCCGGGCCGCGGACGCAGAGCACCCCGTGGCCCGCGAGAGCTTCACCATCGCACCGGAGACCCTCGGTGAGGTCGCGACCATCGCTTCGGTCGAGTCCGAGAATGACCTCGCCTCGATGCGGATGACGGTGACCGACAAGCTCTTCGCGATCACGGGAGGACCGCAGGAGGCCACCTCCGACGTCGCCACCCAGGTCGACATCAAGGGGACGGCGACGAGCCATGAGATCGGCATCAGCCCGCGGCACTTGTCGAAGGTCGCTGACGTGATGGGACGTCTCCCCGGGGGTGGGAGCCGCTGCTTCGTGACGGTCGGGGACCCGCTGGAGCCCGTGATCGTCAAGGGCGACGGAGCCCCCGTGATGGAAGCGCTCGTCATGCCGCTTCGCTTGTAGTCAAGCGAGATCAGGGGCACTCTGACAGGAGTGCCCAAGCCACCTCCACCTCCGCCGATGCGCCTCCGGAAAGCCCGCCCCCCGGGTTTCGAGGAGAAGTACGCGAGGCTCCTGAAGAGCTACCTGCCCACCTACGCCACCGAAGTCCTGCGCGGACCTTCCGAGTACGGCGGGAAGTTCCTTCTCGGACCCCATCACATCGAGTGGGGCGATGCGGTGGTGAACCACCGAAGGAACCTCATCCTCGCGGCACGTGACCACGGCAAGTCGCACTTCTTTTGCTTCGGCTATCCGCTCTGGATGGCCGACCGGGTCGCACCGGGCCGCATCGGCTACATCATGAGTGCGACCGAGCAGCAGGCGATCGAGCACCTCGACAAGATCCGCCTGGAGTGCATCGGAGGCGGTGAGAACGGCGGGCCGAACCCCAAGCTTCAACACCTCCTGACCGGGCAGAAGCGCAAGCCCTTCCTGAAGGACTCAGCCAAGACCCTCAAGTTCGCCAACGGGTCGGAGATCCGGGCGAGAGGCTTCGGCACGCGCGTCCGTGGTGGGCACCCCTGGTGGCTGGTGGGCGACGACATGCTCAACGACGAGCACCTGTGGTCGGAGATGGTCCGCAAGAAGGGCCTCGACTACTTCCTCTCGGCGGTGGCCCCGATGATCGTGCCGGGCGGACAGATGGTGGTGGTCGGGACCCCGTTCCACGCCCAGGATCTGTACGCGCACCTCGAAGACACGGGGGTCTACCACACGCTGAAGTTCCCCGCGGTCAACCCCAAGGGGGACGCCCTCTGGCCCGCCCGGTACGACGAGAAGGCTCTCGACCAGAAGCGCAAAGAGCTGAAGAGCGAGATCCGGTGGTCGCGGGAGTTCCTCTGCCGCCCGATCAGCGACGAGTCGAGCCTGTTCCCGAGCGCGCTCTTCGAGCGGCCTGGGATCCTTCAGCCCTACGCCCTGGGCCTCCCCGGGAGCTACTGGAGGGGACTTGGCTTCGACGTCTACATCGGCGTCGACTTGGCGATGAGCGCTTCGACCCGCGCGGACTGGTTCGTGATCTTCGTGCAGGCGGTGGACCCGAAGACTGGCGACAGGTACGTGGTGGACATCATCCGCCGACGCGGGCTCGGGTTCCAAGAGCAGGTCAACACCATCATCCAGGCGTCCAAGAAGTACGAGCCTGTCTATGTGTTCGTGGAAGCGAACCAGTACCAGCGGGTCGTCAGTGAGGAAGTGATTCGGACCTCCGACGCTCCCATCAAGGCCTTCTACACCAGAGGCCGGTACACGAAGCAGGTCTCCACTGCACGTCGCGGGATGACCGGCGCGATCAACAGCGCGAACAAGTACGCGCTCGATCAGGGCATCCCGGCGCTTCGCATGCTGCTTGAGAATGGGAAGTGGAAGATTCCCTGGGCCGAGTCGACGCGCGAGACCGTGAAGGTCTGGATGACGGAGATGCAGTCCTTCGGCTGGCAGGAGGGGAAGCTCACCGGGGTCGGCGCACACGACGACACGGTCGACGCCTGCTGGATCTGTGAGCGAGCCATTCAGGCAGGCGGTAGCTTCGCGAGCGGAGTGGGACTGGTGGACCCGGATCTCAACATGGAGCCCGGGAGCCTTGCGGCGGAGGTCGAGGAGTCCGACATTGACTTCTTCGGTGTAGGAGGGCAGGACTGGCGACCGGACGAAACCGCTGGGAGCTTCATCCCGAACCGGGAGCAGGGTGGACCGGGATGGTGAAGAAGTCAGTCGCATGGAAGGACCCGAGCGTGATCGACTGGCCCAAGGCCGAGAAGACCGTGCTCATGGAACTCGGGCTCGACTCCACCCGGGTTCAGCCGGACTGGGAGGTGGCCGAGCGCTACCGCTGGGATCCGAAGGACGGGGGCAACCTGCTCGGACTGTCTCCTGCCCAGATCGATGCGGCTTCTGGTATCGTCGCGACCGTTGCTGCTGACGGACGTAAGGTCACCTGGGCGCTTGAGCTGTGCCAGGAGCAGGGCATGAGTGCCGTACAGACTCAGGCCGTGATCGCCGCCGCCGTGGCAGAGGGCCAGAGACTGGTCAAGGAGGCTTCCCCCGTGATTCGCAAGGCGACCCCTCCCCCGCCGCCCAAGAAGGCGAAGTCCCCTCCGCCTCCTCCTTCGAAGAAGGGTGCGTCAGCAGCGCCTTTCGGAGACGAGGTGAGCAACAAGGCGAAGGCCGCGGCTTCCGCGAACCTCGACTCGCAGGGGCGTGACCCGGCCAAGGGAGCCCACGACCGCTACAAGGATCTGAAGGGCAAGGCCGAGAAGCTCAAGATCAAGGTCAAAGGCGAGTTCGAGCATGGGGTCCACGACCACGGGCACCTCGACAAGCTGGAGCAGCAGATCGGGAAGCACGCCCTCGACCGCACCGAGCGGGACCAGGGTGCCCAGGGCGGACCAGAGGACGCTCAGGCCGATGACCAGGGGAAGGACGGACGTGTTCGCGGGCACAGCGCCCCGAAGGCAACCCACGACGCCGAAGCACTCGGGCACGACATCCACGACGCACTGGACGCCCTTCACCAGCTGGAGCGCAGGACCAAGGGCGGACCCTTCTGGGCGGCGTACCAGTTCGTTATGAAGGAAGGCGAGAAGGCCGCGAAGGATCCTTCCCCCGAAGCCCTGGAGTTCACCAAGCGCCGCATCGAGGCTCTACGGTTGCTCATCACCGGGGGTGAGCCGGAGCCCGAAGAGCCCGAGGTGACGAAGAGCATCCGACTGGATCTCAGCACCGGGCGCCTCCTCCTCCCCACCGCACCCCGTCCTCAGCCTCGTCGTGTCCTTCCGCCGATCCCGGTCCTCGCCCGGGACCTCGGTGACGAACTCGGCCTGATCGGCGTGGAGGAGGAGGGCATGGTGAGGCTGATCGGAGACTTCTCGAAGTCCGATCGACCTTCGATCGTGCCGGATGACTGGGGCGGAGCCTGGGTCCATCCCTCGGACGGTGTGAGAATCCTCGCGGAGATGCGACAGCCTCCTCGTGTGACCCTGGAGACCTGATGGACCAGCAAGCTTCCGACGCGCTCAGAATTCTGAAGGGCCACAAGTACATCAGCCGCAAGAAGGTCCACGGGAAGTGGGTCTACGACTACGGGCCCCTACCGGCGAAGCACAAGGTCATGTCGGCGGCCAGCTCCATGTACAAAGACGACTTCCCCAACGCTGGCGATCCAGCTCAGAGCTTCACGTTTGACGCGGACGACTTCAAGAAGATGGCCGTCGGCACCAAGCTCCAGATGACGCAGAGGGGCAAGAAGTTCGGCGCTCGCAAGAAGGCCTCTGGGCAATGGGACGTCTACGCGGGTGGGAACGAGAACAAGTACGTCCACACCACGGGAGGGGTCATGCTGGCCCATAGCTACCGGAACTTCACCAAGAGCGAGGGACCCATGAACGAACGAAACCCACTGGACATCCTGAAGGGAGAGGCGCCCCCCTCGCCCACCACGCATCGCATCGGCTGCGTGACCTTCCACCGCAACGACCTCGTCAAGGCGACCCCGACGCGGGGCCTCCCCGACATGGGCGACGGCCGTCCCCAGATGGAGATGGTGGACGTGAAGCCCGACCAGCCCCAGCGCAAGGTCGGCATGCGTCCGCGGCTCGCCCTGACCGCGATCGTCTCCGACCGCTGATCGCCGGATGGCCTTCCGCGACGACCTCTTTCGCCTTGGCGCCGCTGGCCTCCGACTCGGTCGGACGGCAGCGGCCACGGGTGTCTCTTCGGCCACCGCATGGGCCGAGGGACAGGTCAACAACGCGCGGATGGCTTCCGTAGACGAGCGCTTGGAGAAGGCCGCGAAGGCCGCGAAGGCCGCTGGGAACAACGGCAACCACGATCCTCGCGATGCGAAGGGTATCCGGTTCGACCCGTTCGATCTGGTGGCCGCGATGGGCTACCGAGAGCGCCCGACTGCCATGACCTTCGCAGCGATGGAGACGGTGGCGACGAAGGTCCCGATCGTCGCTGACGTGATCCGGACTCGCACGAATCAGGTCTGCACCTTCGCCACGCCGCAGCAGGACCGGCACTCGGCGGGGTTCGCTGTTCGCCTTCGGGCGGATGGAGGGCTGAGCCGGAAGCCGAGCACCAAGGCGGAGATCAAGCGTGCGGGAGAGCTTACCCAGCTGATCTGCAACTGCGGCTACCCGGACCCCGACAAGGATCCCTTCGACAACCTTCCTCTCCTCGACTTCATCAAGATGGGGACGCGGGACTCGCTGGCCTTCGACCAGTGGACCTTCGAGAAGGTGCCGGATCGCTCCGGACGCCTGAGCTACATCGCCACGGTCGACCCGACCACGATCCGCCTCGTTGACCGAAGCCTACAGCGCCCTGGAGGGCCCTTCGCCGTGCAGGTCGTGCAGGGCTCCGTGGTGCAGGACTTCCAAAGGGACGAACTCGCCTTCTGCCGAAGGAACCCGCGGAGTGGAATCCGGGCGTACGACTACGGGCAGAGCGAGATCGAGACGCTGATCCGTGAGATCACCGGGATGCTCTGGGGGATGGAGTACAACCGGAAGATGTTCACGCAGGGGAGCGCCACCAAGGGAATCCTCAACTTCAAGGGCACGATTCCGGACCGCCATCTCCAGGCGTTCCGACGGCAGTGGTACTCGATGGTCGCCGGGGTGGAGAACGCTTGGCGGACCCCGATCACGAACGCTGAAGAGCTTCAGTGGATCAACCTCCAGATGAGCAACCGAGACATGGAGTACTCGGCCTGGATGGACTTCCTGATCAAGATCACCTGCGCCCGCTTCCAGATCGCGCCGGAAGAGGTCAACTTCAGCTACGGCAACGCCGGGCAGTCGCAGGCGATGGGGACCGCCCCCATCGAGGAGAAGCTCAAGGCATCGAAAGACCTCGGCCTTCGACCGCTGGTGGAGTTCATCTTCAACTGCCTCAACCGCCATCTGCTCTGGGAGATTGATGAGGACTACATCGTCCTTCCGGTCGGTCTCGACTCGAACAGCGCCGCCACGGAAGCCGACCTTCTCGACAAGAAGGGCAAGGCGTGGATGACCATCGATGAGATCCGAGGCGTCGATGGTCTCGAACCTCTTGGGGAGGACGGCGGGGGCAACGTGATCCGCGACCCGCAGTGGATCCAGTGGATGCAGAGCCAGCAGGGCATGGACGAAGAAGGCGAATTCGGAGAGGACGAAGACTTCGATGGTGAATCACCGTTCGAGGTTGACGACCACGACGGAGATGAGGAAGATGAAGACCTGACCACGAAGTCCGACAAGCCACGTCGACGCAGAGCGCGAAGAGTGGTACGGTACGAAACGAACATCGGCTAGGCCTTCTTCAGGCCGCACTTCAGGGAGAGACAATGGGCGCTCCGGCACTTCTCGACGCACAGGCGCAGGCGGTCCTCGATCGCTTCAACTCGCTGCTCAGCTACTTCGCGACGCACTGCGAGGGCTGCTTCATCACCGATGGCGGCACCACGCAGGTCAACGACGTGGGCGGTGGCCTGCCGAACATCGACCTCGACGTCGCCGTCGGCGTGGTGTGGGTCGCGGGAGTGGCCTACCGAGTCGACGCCGCCGCCGACATCGACTCCACGGCGGGCGCCGGGATCATCTGGGGGGCCTGGGCCGCGGTCAACCGCGAGGCGATCTGCGCGGTCGTGGCCGACTGCGGCACCGGCGCGCTGGTGTGGGACATCATCCCCGGCACCAACGCCCTGGTCTCCGCGGGCACCGCGGTCGCCCCCACCGACGCCGAGATCGACGCCCTGCTGGGCGCCGACACGTGGTGCCGGATCGGGGACGTGACCTTCACCCGCACGGGCGACGCGACGATCACGGTGACGCCGATCGACCACAGCACGCGCCCGAACCCGCCCGTCGGCCACGTCTCCTCGCTCCTCGCGACGAGCGAGTCCGCGTTCAACTCCTGATCGCGTGAAGCTCCGCGTCGAAGGCGACGCGGGCTCCCTCGCGCGGAACCCAGGAGCGGCTCTCGACGCCCTAGCCGACGTCGCAGTAGCCGATGGCGCCGACCGCGAGGAGTGGCTCGCGAAGGCACTCTCCGCCGCGGGTGGGGCTACGAAGCGTGTTCATGTGAACGGCGACCCCCGCTTCCGGATCGTGAAGGATCTGGAGCCGGGGGTCCTCCGCGTCCACGCTGCGGTGATGAAGAAGCTCATGGAGGACATCGGCGGGGTCCTCGATCGAGCGGCCGAGAGGGAAGCTGGTCGCCTGAAGGATCTACTGAGGTGACCCGCGATGCTCACGCCATCCGACATCGAGGAAATCAAGAAGCTCATTGAGGGCTCCCACAACGTCCTCGCGGTCCTGCTCTACGGACCGGCCTCGGTCCCGGCCGCGTGGCTCAACGAGGCCATCTCCCAGGGCTTCGTAGACCCCACCAAGACCCCAGACGCGATCCTTCAGGATCTGTACGCCTTCGGGACGTACATGGCCCACCTGAACGACCCGGCTGCTGCCGCCGTGACCTCCCTCGCAGGCTTCCTCAAGATCATCGAAGCGAACCCGGTCCCTCAGACCCCGGTGGAAGCCCATGCCGCTCAGATCGCAGCGACGCGCGCTGCGGCCAACGTCCGGGGCCTGGGGACGCGCATGGGCTCCTCGGCGGGGACACGTATCGGAACCGCCTCCGCGGCCCACGCGACGCGCTACCGCGCCCTGATCCGCGACATCCTCGCCGCCCGCTCAGGCGACAAGGCGGCGGAGGCCCGGATCCAGGCCGAGGGGGTCAGGCAGGGGCAGGAGGAGGACTTCTTCCGGGGGATGTTCCGCAAGACCGCGAAGGAGATGGCTTCGGACCTCGGGCACCTGACCGGGGACTGGGAGCGGGACCTGCTTCGCATCATGCAGACCGAGTCGACGCAGACTCTGAATGAAGCGATGGCCGAGCGCTGGAAGGAGGATGCTGTCGATCCGGACGACATCCTCGTCTACCGGAGCGTGCGTCCGGATGCCTGTTCCGCGTGCAAGGGCTTCTACCTCGATGGTGGGAACCCCCGGATCTTCCGGCTCTCCATGCTGGAGGCGAACGGGTCTTCGAACGCAGGGAGGCGCCGCTCAGATTGGCTTCCGGTCAATGGGGCTACGCATCCCTGGTGCAGCTGCGTTACTGTTCGGCTGTCCCGATTCGTGGGTATTCCGGGCAGTTGGAAGCATGGTCAGGCACTTCCGAAGGTGCTCGGACCGAAGGGGTACATCACATGAGTCGTCCCGAAGGTGGAGGGTGGCAGGCGATCCCGAAGGGGAAGCGCGGGGGTTGGCGTCGCCCGAAGAGCGGTGGAGGCTGGGAGTACCGCTACGAGACGGTTGCGGCCCACAAGAGTCCCCCGCCAGCCCCGAACCGACGGAGAAAGACCTCTGCGAGACCTCTGCGTTCGAAGGAGGAACGTGCCCTCGACAAGCTGGTCCCGAACCAGAAGCTGGAGAAGGTGGAGCGGACCCGGAAGGACGGGACCACCTTCGAGCAGTACGTCTACACCCCGGAGCAGCTGAAGGCCGCGAGCAACTACAAGTTCGCGCGCGTGCGATCGATCGACAAGCACTTCGCCGCGCTCCTCGACGGAGCCCGCGAGGGTGCCGCGAAGGGCAGAGCGCCCACGCATGAGAAGGCGGTGGCTTCGGCGCTGCTGCTGGTGATGCTCAGTGGGATGCGCCCCGGAGGCGGCAAGTCGCCGGGCAAGGCTGGGAGCACCAAGGGAGCCGAGACCTTCGGAGCCACCACCATCGAGCGGAGGCACGTGAGGGTCAGCCCCGGAGGACACGTGACCCTGTCCTTCCAGGGCAAGGCCGGGGTCGCCCGGGAGGTCAAGGTCACGGACAAGGCACTGGCCTCTTCGATCCGGGTGTTCATGGGAGGGAAGAACAAGGCCCCTGGCGACCGGACACCCCTCTTCCAGTACGGCAAGAAGAACGCCCACCTCCGACGGACCGATCTCGCTGGCTGGCTTCAGGACCACAACGTCCACTACAAGGTCAAAGATCTTCGAACTCGGGTGGCGATGGAGATCGCGACTGCAGAGGTGAAGGACATCAAGCGCCACGCGAGGAGCATTCGCAACGCCGCGCCGTCGAAGCCTGCTGCCCGCAAGAAGTACGCGAAGGCGCTGGTGAAGCGGGTGGGCGAGAAGGTCAGCGCCCAGCTGGGGAACACCCCCGCGGTCGCGATTGGGCAGTACACCGACCCGATCCTGATCGAAGGGATGCTCGCCAAGGTTGGCCTTGAAATGGCGAAGAGCGAGACTGCCCTGCTTCGGCTCCGTATGCTCTACGGTGACGCTGTGGTCGACGCCTGGGTGGCCTCCTACCTGAGCGATGACGAAGAGGAGCGGGATGTCTTCGGGGACGATCTCATGAAAAGCCAGAGCCAACCGACCATCGTGATCGGAGACTACGCCGGGATCGTGGGGCCGCTGACGCGCCCACAGCGCTCCCCGTACCCGTTCGCGGGGACGGTCACCATCCCTGGCCTCCCTCCCATCGACATCGAGAACAGGGCGGGCTCCATGCGCCGCTGGCCCGGAGGCCAGTGCCGGATGCATCACCACTACGGAGAGTTCCGCCACACCGAGGGCAGCGACGGCGATCCGGTGGACGTCTACGTCGGGTGGGACTCCTTCTCCGACGCGGTCTTCATCATCCATCAGGCCGACCCGCAGACCGGCGACTACGACGAAGACAAGGTGATGATCGGCTGGCCTGACGAGGCTTCGGCCGTCTCCGCGTACAAGACGCAGTACAGCGACCCGGAATTCTTCGCCGGGTGCTCGCCGTGCACCAAGGAGCACCTCGCCCTTCTCCTCAAGGACGTCCACACGAAGGGTCAGCCCCTGATCCCGTGGAACGGACTCGACGGCTTCATGTACAAGTCTGGGTCCGCGCCCGGAGGGGGCTGGAGCCGCATCCCCGGAGGGAGGCACGGGGGCTATCGGAAGCGGGTGGGGAACGGGTGGACCTACTGGTACCCGCATGAAGGTCACACGTCCTCCCCGAAGGGAGAGGAGGATCGCAAGGGATCTTCCCACAAGGGGACCAAGGAGCTTCAGGCCAAGATCAAGTCCATCCTCCAGGCCACCCCCAAGGAGGCGTTGCATCGGGGCATCCACGCGGCCAAGCACGCGAAGGAGGAGTGGCTTCACGCTGGCGAGGCGATCAAGATGATCGCCAGCGGGAGGAAGGGCG